AAATGCCATTAGGTTTTCTCCTTTAATTAGCTAATTATCTTTAATTGTTTAAAATATTCAAAACTCATAAGTTTTCTTATGCCCATATTCAAAATTCAACCTTACTGATATTTATAATAACTGTAAACTAGACTATAATCCTTTGCGAACCACTGGATGCCAGACAGTACCATATTCATCTACTTCAGATTTTTCGTGGTCTGGTGTACCATCATCTACAAATCCAAATGGTGCCATATCTTGTTCAATTAAGGCTTGTTGTTCTTCATATAACATTTGTCTTGCGTTTGTATCTGTCATTTCTTTAAAGAACGGTTGATTTGATAACCAACCAAATATGACTAGACACATCATCAAATCGTCTGTATTTCCTTCATCAGCCTGCCAACTTTGGCCTCTTCTAATAAAGGTAGACATCTCTTCAATAATATTAAAATCATTTACTATTAGTTTGTCAGATTCAATAAGAGTTTTGATATTAGAACAACCAATCTTTTTAATCTGTTTGGTCATCTTTACACCAAAACCTGAACCTCTTCCACTAAAACCTGCACCTAAAACTTGTCCTGCTCGGCCTCTTTGTGTAGTCATCAATAGGTTATCATATTCTAATTCAAACTGTAAAGATTCAGCAATCTGTTGCCCTAAATCATTGGTTTCGACCAGTATATGGGCATGGTTATATCCTTTTGCAACTTGTTCAATGGTGTGTGGAAACAACAAAGGTTTAATATCATTGTTTCTGTATTTTGCAACTATTCTATATGGCATTTTTGTTACATCAATGATTGTAAACGCTGAGTAATCTTTTGATACACCTCTTGCAACATCAACTGTACAAACATATGTATTGCCTTTGATAGGATTTTCAAACACATCTAAACCTGCATTTGAAGTAATAGGATTTTTAAACACCATATTTTTAATTTTAGCAGGACTAATCAATGTGTTTACAGAACCTAAAAACTCACACTCAAACTCTTGTTGAAACTGCTCAGGTGAGGTGTTACGAATTGTGGCCTCTTTCCATGCCTCATCTCTTCCAGGCACCTCAGACCAATGTACTTCAATTGGTATGTAATCATTTCTTTTATTTTCTGCATCTACCCATAGTTTATAAAATTGATTCATACCATAAGGTGTTGATACAATAATCATCTTTGTTTTTTGTCCAGATGATATAGTAGGATAAACTGAGCTAAAAAACATTTCGGCAATATTGGCCGGTACGAAAGCAAACTCATCTAAGAAAATAATATTAAAAGAACCACCTCGAATTGCACTTGAAGAAGTTGCAGCCGCCACAATAGTTGATTTATTTTCTAATTCAATATTACCTTTGTTCCAATTGATTACACCTTGTTGTAACCATTTTGGTAAGTTTTCATATGCAAGTTGTAATCTACCTAAAATATCTCTAGCAGTGGATGATTTGTTTGCAAGAATAGCAATATTAGAATTGGGATTAAATAACGCATAGTGTAATAAGTATGAAATAGTTGTAGTTGATTTACCTGATTGTCTTGGTAGTTTACAAATTGTAAATCTGTTATCGTGTATAGTTCTTACAATGTGTTTTTGAAAGTCATACATTTTAAAAGGTACAAGACCTTCATCAAGCGACACAATTCTAATATATTGTGTCATAAAATAAATTGGGTCTTCAGCACACTTTTGATATTCTAATATCTGCTCAGCAGTAAACTCCTGAGGTGTGTTAACCTTTTTTAAATTTGGATTACCGAGATATGCGTCAGTTGACATAAGAATACCATCCTGTTATAATATATTTTTCCTCAGTTTTACTAATAACACCTTTATGTGTATGAGTCCAATCTGAAGGCCATATTACAGTTAAACCTTTCTTAGCGGGTAGTTTTAATTTTTGATGTTTCCATTCAGTACCACCTTCTTCTAAATTATTTAAATATGTCATAAAAACTAAAACTCTTTTAATGGTAGGTTCTTCGGCATTTCTTTCAAAATGATATTTAAAAAATCCACCACCCGGAGGGTAATACTGAATATTAAATGGTTCCACTATACCATACTGACTAATATTTTTTGTTGAAGGATATTTTTTTCTATAATTTTCCATGCATTTGTGTAATGCATTTTGATAGTTGCCTAATCTTTTTACTACACTTGAGTCAGTGTAAAAATTGCAATTAAAATCTTCAGATACTTTACTTTTTTTGTTTTCATATGTGTATCCGTCTTTATGTGTTATTTGACCTTTTTTAGTTTTACCTAATTCTTTTCTTTCTTTATAATATTGTATAACTTCATCACAAATATTTTCATCAATATACCACGCACCCATAAATGTATCATTATTTAATTTATATTCTTTCATTAATTATCACTCCTTCAATATGTGTGTATCCTAATTGTAAGGCTGCCTGTACTCTTTGACTGCCTCTAAATACACTGTATTCTTTTTCATCATAAGTTACACCGCCAACACCTTTTCTTTCTACAGGAGAAATAGTATGTTTTCTCACTTCTATTGGATTTTCTAATTCTTCACCATTTAATAACTCGGGTAATGGTGTCATAGATTTGATATAATGAAGTTTACTTATCTCCAGTATTATCTTCTTTTGACTCTGTAACTTTGCCTTCAATAGTTTCATCTTTTTTCGCCTGTAACATTTTTTGTAGTTCTGCTGTAGAACCTACAAATAAAGCATTTTGTATTTTAGTATCTGACTTTTTTGTAACTTCTTTTAAATCTTTTAGTTTCTTTTGTAAGTCTTGTAACTTATCTGTTACCTGTGCAACTTGACCAATTAACTGACCTGCAACTTCATATGCTCTTGGATGTTGGCCTTCTTTTGCAATATCTAATATACCTTCAATTGCTTGTTGACCTTTTTCAATTAGATTATAATAGTTTTCTCTACTATAGTCATAATCATTATCTATATCTGTTTTCTTTTCATCTATTTTTCTAGGAACAGCAATAGGTTGTTCAAAATCAGCAACCGCTATTTTATTTTCCGTTTTTTCTAAACCTAAAATCTCATTCACACTATCTTCTAATTTACTCATCTGTATCACTCACTGGATTATATCTCTTACTATCATTAAAGAAAGAAATGGTTGTTGTAAATCCAAAATCATCATCAGCATCAGCATTTGCTGGACTAGGCACTGTAATAATTCTTTCTTCTCTTTGTAAAGGTGCATCTGTATCGGCACCTAAATCTGCTTGAACACTTGTAATAACACTTGAATTAGACATTGGTCCATATAGATATGTTTTAGCAGTAAAGTTTAAAGTGTAAATAACTGCTCTTCTTCTTGTAAAATCACCTGAGTATGTATCTTCATAAGTTACAGTATTTAAAATAATAGGTATATCTCTTTTAATTTGTAATTCTGGTATAACATTCATTGTAACAGTATATTCAGGTTGAAAGAATGGTAAAATTTGTTCTATTATTTGTAGACCATTTTCAGCAGTTGCTGTAAAAGAATATAAACTAAAATTAATATTGTAAGGCACCGGTGCATAGTTAAAGTTAAGTTTCTTACCGTCTTCATTTGTTTTTACTCTTACTGTTTTTTGCATCTTATTAATTTTTCTACTTGCATCATAAGCTAAACCAGTAATTTCAAAACCCAATCTTGGTAATGTAATTGCAACTTCTCTATCTTCTTGCAAATTAGCCTGTTGTTCTAATCTTGCTAAAAACTTTTCTTTAGGTGCATATGCTAAAGGCACTCTTATTCTTTTTGTAACAGCACCTGTGCTACTTGTATTTTGAATAATGATATTATTAAAGATTTGACCAAATGCAATGGTCAACTTTCTTAAACCTTGATTGTAAAAGTGTGTACCAAACATTATTCGTCAATCTCCCCAAATGGATTTCTTTCTGTAAAATCTAATATATCATCTGCTGTTGATAAAGTATCATAACCAGCTTCTGTATTTAAATCTAAGTTACCTGCATATGGCGATTGTGTTTGTATATTAGCTTCAACATAATCCTCATTTAATAATAAAGCAGGTTGACCTGTTGCATAATCATGGTAATCTTCTAAAACAATTGAACCTGCACCTGTCAATACTTCTTGTCCATATTCTAAAGTAAACTTATATTGTAATTGGTCAAGTGTATATTTGTCTTCAGTTTGGTCAATAATCTCTTGGCCTGTATTAAGTTGTTCATTTGCATATTCCCACCTAGTTACTTTTAATTTATAAACAGGTAAGTTACCAAGTTGATAGAATGGCTCTTGGTCTTCCACAAATAAAATTTCAAAAAATGATTTCATTAAAGGCACATATAAAATGTCACCTTCATTTGGTCTGCCTACTGCTGTTAGTGTAGCAGTATTAGCCACATGTTCTTCAAATCTTTTTTTAGAAACAACTAAAGTAGTATCATCTCTAATCTCTAAACCAAACTTATTAATGATTTCATTTTCACCTGCAAAACCTTCATTAGTTTCAAAATACATTTCAAGCAAATACGAATCATCAAACCTACTAGATGTATCTTCACCTAATATTAAATCTCTATTAACAAATGTACGAGGTAAATAGTAAATATCTTGGCCATATATTTTTAGGCCTTCGATAATTAAATCTTCGTGTAGTC